AAGGCCGCCGAGCCCCGCGCGTTCATCCTGAACTCGACCTATGCGAACGGCCTCCTCTCGGACGCCACCATCATCGGCAACTCCGTCCTCGGTGCCGGCATCCTGACCTCCGGCCAGATCGGCACCCTCGCTGGCGCCGCGGTCTACCAGTGGTCCAGCCTCCCGACGAACAGCGAAGACCTCGCTGGCTTCGCCTGCGGCGCTGACGCCATCGCCGTCGCCTCGGCCCTCCCGATGTCCGAAATCCCGGGCTTCGAAGTCGCCAACGCCGTCGACGCCGACACCGGCCTCGGCGTCCAGGTCCTCATGGGCCAGGAGCAGAGCGGCTACTACAACGTCACCGCCACGCTGCTCTTCGGTGCGGCTGTCGGTCGCGCGACCTCCCTGCACCGCCTCAAGACCGCCTAATAGCGGCCAAGAGACGACAGACAAGGCCCCCAGAGATGGGGGTCTTTTTTTGTGTCCTCCCAAAGCGGGCAAATACAGATGAGCCTCTACTCTGAGTTTCTGGCTGACGCGAAGGAGATGATCGCGGACTTCGGCGTGGCCGGGTCGGCCAACTCCGGGGCCATCACCTTCTCCTGCCTCATCTCCGACCCTGCCGTGGCCACGGTGCTCGAATCAGGCGGCTACATGGAGCGGACCCAATACTCTGTCCGCCTGCCCGCCGTAACGGCCTCCTGGAGCCTCCCAGACGGGTCTATTGGGGCATCGGCGGCCATCATCAGCGGAGGGTCGCCCATCGCCTCCCTCGGGCAGGGCAAGAAGATCGTAGCCGGCGGGAAGACCGTCCGCATCACGACCCAGACCTACAAGCCCGGTTCGGCGTGGGTCACCCTGTTGGTTATCGACGATAACCAGTAATGGTTAAAGTAGACATCCAGCCTAAGTCGTTCTCCGAGTTCATGGAGACGCTCAAGGCCATCGCGGCCATGACCAAGACGGCGGAGAAGGACGTGGCCAAGAAACAAGCTGCCCTCATCTGCGAGGACATGGCCCGCTTTACCCCGCCCCTGGTCAAGGGTGGCGGTCAGGGTCTGACCGACAAGGCAAGGCAGGCCGGAGACGACGCCGTGGCCGGGGACATCCGCAAGATGTTCGTGGCCGTAGGCGACCGAAACATCTCAAGCCAGAAGGCCATCGTCTTCCGCACGCTGGCTCATGCCACGCAGACCAACAACCGCGCCATGTTCGACAAGGTCGTGCGACGCTCCAGCCTGGAGTCCCTTCGCATCTCCCCGATCATGACGAAAATCCTGAACGATTCGAACTACGACCGGGCGTTCCTCAAGGCTCGCAATTACCTGAGCCGCGTCCCGCTCAAGGTCAACGAATACGGCCTTGAGTATGCGACCGACCTGCGGGCCCATCACAACCGCATCAAGGCCAAGTTCGGCGGACGCATGAAGCGAGGCCAGAGGCTTGGCGAACCGCGTCTCCTGGTCGAAAGCAAGAAAGAGCTGGACGACTACATCAAGGAACGACAGGTCGCCGTGGGTAAGACCAAGTCGGCTTGGCTGCGGGCCCTGATGACCCTGCCCATGCCGTCGAACAAGAACGGCCCGGTGATGTTCGGAAAAGACCTCCGCAAGGCGACCTACATCGCCCGCCACGCCGGAGCCGGCGGATACTCCCGCGTCGTCGAGACGGGCAAGGAATACATGGTGACCATCGGAAACCTGATGGGCAACGTCAACGCCATCGCAGACGAGGCCAACACGATGGCCTTGGCCCTCGGCAACCGTGACCGCCAGATGAAGGCGGACATGGAGCAATACGTCGAGCGCACGATCCGGCGCTTGAAGTCGGGTCGCAGGAGTTAAGCCTTGTCGCCACGGACCCGGACGAACACCGGGTGACGCAGGGAACCCTTCGGTGTCTTCATCTGGAAGTCCACCTCAGCGACCCTGCCGATGAGCTGAGAGCGGTCAGCCAGGAGTTCGCGGCGGGTGGCCTCGTCCATGCCCGTGCCGACGCTGACTTCAAGACGACCGCAGCGCACGACGATATGTCCGGCCATGCCGGCGCACTTGCCCGAACCTTCGACGATGTCCACGATTTCGCCGTCCGTGGTGTCGCAGTCCTTGACCTTGAGCCAAGCCCGAGAGCGGATGCCGTGGCGGTAAGGGGCGGCGGTGTCCTTGACCATGGCTCCCTCGAAGCCCTCGGCGGTGAAGCGGAGGAAGGCTTCTTCCGGGGTGCAGGAGACGCTTGGGACGAGCAGGATGGACTGAGTGCAGGACTGAGCGAACAAAGCCTCCAGAGAGGCACGGCGGGTTCTGTAATCGCCATCGCAGGAGGGGATGTCGAACAGCCAGACGCGGGCATCGTCGGCAGGGGCTTCGGAGCGGAGGTCTCCGACCGAGGTGAAGAAGGACTTGCCTGATACGGCCTCGCCGTCGAGCGTCCAGACGCCGGCACGATCGCCAAGGAGGCCAAGCACCTCGTCGGCCAGATGGTCGAGGGAGGGCATCGGGTTGCCGTTGCGGGTGGCGAAGCTGACGCGGCGGTTGTCCAGGTCGGCGGTGATGATGACTCGCAGGCCGTCCACCTTAGGTTCGCAGGCATAGGAAGCAGGCAGTTCGCCGTCGTAAAGGCGGGCAAGCATGGCGGCGCCTCGGGCCTTCACGGCCCGCGGCTTAGGGACATGGGGCACGGCCTTCTCGAACATGGCGAAGAAGTCGGCAAGGGCTTGGTCCTGTTGGCAGAGCATCGGTGAACAGGGCAAGTAGACCACCACCGCCCCCGTCCGTCAAGCCCCTTTCCCTACCAATCAGGGCAAAGGAAATGGGCACCAAGAGCATCAGGCACATCGTCGAGGCCACCCTGGCCACCTACCTCTCGACCCAGACCGGGCTGACCACCGTGACCTTCCTGACCGGGGACAGCTCCGCGACCCAGACCCTTCCCAAGGCCGTGGTCCTCTGCGACTCCGCCCGCGCCCCCGGCGACCTGCCCGAGGGCGAAGGGAACTACGCCTGTTCCGTCCGCATCACCCTTTTCTCGAACGCCGACGACACGACCCTCGCGGATCACCGCGCCCGCTGCGCCGCCCTGTCCGGCAATATGCGCGACCTGACCAGCATCAAGGCGGCCTTCACGGCCTCGGCTGACGCGTCCTGCTACGACGTGACGATGAACTCCGAGGACGAGGGCATCGACGAACGCTCCTGGGCGACGGCCTTCTCCTTCGACGTGCTGGTGGTCCTGCCCGCCGCTTGACGCTTCCAAAGAGGGCAAATACAAATGGCCGCTATCTCCACCGGAACCACCTGCATCTACGGCATCGCCGGCACCGTCGCCAACCTGTTCGTGCAGTCCTACTCCCTGTCGTCCTCGTTCAACAGCGAGGCCACCGTGACCGACGAAGACGGCCTGACCAAGACGGCCCGTTACGACGACCGTAAGACGGAAATCACCATCGAAGGCATCGCCAAGACGAGCACGATGCCCGTCCTCGGCGCAACCCTTTCCTTCACGGTCAACACCGCGTCGGCCTACCCCAGCGGCTCCGCCTCGGCTTCGTTCTCCGGCACGATCACCAAGATCGACGACAAGGGCTCGAACAAGGGCTTCACGTCGGTCAGCATCACGGCGGTCGACTACGAAGGCATCACTCCCTGATTGACCTCCCCGCAAGGGGCATAGGCTTGACGGCGTGGACCGCCGCTTCCTGAACGCCTACGTCGACCCGGCGCCTTTTCGGCTGCTGGGTCGTTCGCTTTATCCGTTCTGCCTGAAATACCGCGTCCGTCTGATGGCCTTGGATTCCCCGCTGGTCACGGGCGGGCGGGCGGTATCCCCTGCCGACCTGCTGTTCGCCTGCCAGGTGTGCGCCGAGGAACCGCTGGGCGGGCGCATCGGCCTGATGGACCAGCTGAGGCTCGGCTCCTTGGCCCGCAATCCGGCCAAGTTCGAACGGCTGCTGGAAGCCTTCGCCGGCTACGTCCTCGTCCAGGACTGGCCGAAGTTCTGGGAACAGACCAAGACCAAGTCGGGCGGAGGGGACAAGGGCGTGCCTTGGCCGCTGTCCATCGTGGCGAACCTCATCGCCAACGGCATCGACGAGAAGCGGGCGTGGGAGATGCCGGAGTGTCAGGCCATCTGGCTCAACTCGGCCTTCGCGATCCACAAAGGGGCGGACGTGTCCATCATGTCGCCCGAGGAGGAGGCTTTCATGGAGGAGGAGGAAGCCCGCGAGAAGGCGGCGG